GTAATCCGGTAAATCTAAACGTCCACGAAGCCTAGCCAGTGGATAAGAGTAAATGGGGATACTCAAGGGTTGAAGAACTCTTAAAAAATTTATATACTTTTATATAGATTTACTACCCAGACCCCAGATAATCATTATCAATATGGATGTATAAAATGTGGAAGAGAATCCACAATATTGGCCCATTTTTCTAACAAAGAAAAATTCATCAAAAAAGCAACGAAAATACATGGAAACAAATATGATTATTCTCGATTTGTTTATGTTAATTTTGAAACTCCTGGAACTATAATTTGTGGAATGCATGGAGAATTTTTGCAATCTGCTAGATCGCACATTCATCGCGAAGCTGGTTGTCAAAAATGTGCGCATGAAGCAATAGCATTGGCTCGAACTTATCCATTCAAAAAATGGATCAAATTAGCCCGTAAAATATTTGGTAATAAATATGATTATAGTAAATTCGTCCATACCAATAGTGTAAACAAAAGTATCATCATTTGTCCGATACATGGTGAATTTTTAAGGAGTTTGGGACAACATATTCATGGTCGAATTGGATGTCCTTCTTGTAATATTAAATATAAAAATGAAGATTATTGCAAGAGATTGTTGGAACAATTATTTGGAGAATCATTTCCAAAATGTCGACCAAATTTTTTGAAATATCAAAATGGACGTAATTTAGAATTAGATGGATTTAATTCTAAAAGAAATCTCGCTTTTGAATATCAGGGCAAACAACATTATGAATACATACCACATTTTCATCGCAATGGTTCAACAGATCTCACCAAACAACAAGAAAGAGATCGATTCAAAAAGGAAAAATGTTTAGAATTATGGATACCATTAATTATCATTCCTTATCAAATGAATGACAAAACAAAAATAGATAATTTTATGATTGTCGCTTTAAGACGTGCTAGTTATCATTTTGAATTGAACCATATTACTACTTTTTATTAATTATTTTTCAATGATAAAACATTTACATAATTTGTTATCAATTTATTAGCTCGACATTTATTAAAAAAAAACTGAAATGCCATAATTTTATAATAAAAAATAATATTTAAATTTTTTAGTCAAAACCATTATTTATTAATACAATTCTTTTGCATTAATAAATAATATTCTTTAAGTATTTTTTTTTTATTTGTCAATATTAAAAATGTTAGTATTTATTATCGTATTGTTCTTGTTTATTGTTTTTCCAACCTAAACCCCTTTTGGATGATTTTTCCATCCATTCATCATATCCCCATGCTATTACATTTAATCCATTAACCTTTATTGATGTTCTATTTTCTGTGCAAATAGAATAAATATTTTCTGGTTTGACTTTGATTCTTTTGGTATTTGGTATATATTTTGCTTTTATTTCAAATCCATTAATTATGATCTTATGGCCGGAGGTTACATAAAAATCAGCATTTGGCATATTTTCACCCAACGAATTTTTTTTTATTTTAACATATCTGGTTGTTAGTCCTGCAACAATATTTAATTTAATGGGTATAAAAATTTGGTTAACAGTATCAAATACTTCATGTGTATCAGCATACACATTTTTAGCTTGGATTTCGGCTATTTCACCAGTTAATTTATTTCGGGTCAAAATTAATGATTTACCGGAATAACAAGCCAACGCGGCTTCAATAGCACCGATATCAACCGTACCATTGATAATACGAGGAAAACCCGGACCACGTTGATCAAAAAGGGTACCTGGAGGAACCAGAGCATTGTTACCTACATCAATAGCAGGAGAACCGAATTGTAAAGACATAGTTAATGTTGGACCACCATAATTAGCTAGTGGATTAAGTAAAGGATTCACACCAACAATATTTCCATTAACACCATCAGTAATACCAGTTGAACCGCCAACATCACCAATTAAATTATAACCACTTGATAATGAAAAATTACCGCTAATATCAGGATCAGATTCGGCGAAATTTAGTGCAACAATGGTATTGTTAAGTGTTGCAGTACCGACATTGGAAACACCACCGCCAATACCTATACTAGTATCTGTATGGCCATTACCACTCACCGTAGAATTTGTCATGGTCAATGTACCGGTATTATATAGCCCACTGCCATTAAAACCGACATTACCATTGAAAGTACTATTAAGTACCGTTAGTGATGAACTGATACCATTATAAATACCTGCACCAAGAACAAAAAGAAGTGTTGTGATAATATTGCCACTAATGGTAGAATTATTAACTGCCATAATGGAACCATTATCATTATGAAGACCGGCTCCATTGGCAGTTGATTGGTTGTCACTAATTGTACAATAATTAAGTGTTACATTACCAGGTAGAGTATTATAAATACCCGCACCAAAACCACCATTTGCATTATTATTTGTAATAACACAATTATTTATGGTTAAAATACCACTATTATTAATTGCGGCTCCATCAGCATTAGTGAAACCATCACGAAGAGTTAAATTTGTTATTGAAACTACTGGGCTAGGAGCTGATATAAGAAAAATCCGGGTTGTGCCACCACCTGATACAATAATAGTTGATGGATTGTTATTGATAATTGTCATATTGGAAGTGATTTGTATTTGGCTGATCAATGTTATTGTTGAATTATTTGGTAGATTAAAATCGACCGTTGATCCAGGAGTACCATTAGCATCTATAATCGCTTGACGCAATGAACCCGCGCCAGCATCGTTTGTAGTTGAAACTGTAAATGTAGCCATACTATACTAATGTGTCATAATATTATCAAATATGGGAGGTTATCCAAACCACTTTTAATATAGTATCAGGTTAATTGTACAACACCATAAAAACATAATTACATTTTTAAAATTTATTGACACGTCCATATCCGCACCTTTAAAAAATATGTAAATACATGTATTTTTAGAGAGCCGAACGAAACTTTGAAACAACTTATAAATACAATAACTATGAATTTTCTATTTTGTTGATATCTAAATTTGAATCTATACTATTAACAATATATCAAAATTGATCATGTACAACAAATTCTAAAATAAATTATTTGTAACAAAAAAACTCAATCAAAAAAGTTTCAGGGTAGTAAATCCATATAAAAGTATATAAATTTATTTATTATGATTGCGGCAATGAGGTCTAAGGAAGTTCTCAAATTACTTCCAAATGTCCCTTTTCGCAACTCCATTTAAATGCATATTCATTATCTTCATGAATATTAATGGATGAATTCATTTCTATTGCCTTTTTGTATAACCATTTGGCTACTTTCAAATGGCCATTCTTGCAACTCCATCGAAATGCGCGTTTATTACCAGCATGAATATCAATGGGAGAATTTGATTCAATTCCCTTTTTACGTAACCATTTGGTTATTTCTAAATGGCCATTCTTACAACTCAATTGAAATGCGTATTCATCACCAGCATGAATATTTATTTGGTATTTATTGTATAAGTATTCCGCTACCAATATATTTTTATTCGAACATGCTATTATAAATTTTTTTTCTTTATTTTTCAAATTATGTTTTTTTTGAAAATAAAATATTGGTTTGGTTATGCAAAATTTTTTAAGAGCAACATAAATTTTATCACTAACTACGATATCATAATAATATTTATTAACCAAAGACAATTGTTTATAATCGGTTAAGGGATCAAGAAATCCAATAATATGGTATTCTATTTCTGCTACTGGGAATATGTATTCCATTATTTACATTGTATTTAAACTTTATTAGAATTGATTTCTTATCCATATAATAAATCAATTTTAATTAATTAATGTAATTATTCGATTTGATATTGAATATTGTTTGTTTTAGAATCAATATTATAATTATTGCATAATGTACATAACCATTTGGCCTCGAAATAGCCAAAAAATAGACAATATGCAAATTATCTATTTTTTAGTTTATTTAATGATATTGTTAAAAAGTGAATTACCAAGCAAAAGTTAATTATGATTAATATTATTTAATATTTTAGATGTTTCTTCAAAAATATCTTCTCTTGACATAAATTTATAACCTTGTTTTTTATAATCTATGTTCCACATTTTATTCATTTTTTGTATGTTATCATATCCGCATTCATATTTTAAACCGTTTTGTAAATCTTTTATTGTTTCCTTTTCATTTTTTAAAATATCTTCAATTACATTTTCCCGTTTTTCTACAAATACATCATTTAAATATCTATTGCATTTTTGTTTGAATATATCTTCAGAATCTAATTTTATGTAAAAATTATGGTTAGAATGTGTATTATAATACAATTTTTTATTCCACCATGGCATATGATTTAAACCAACAAAAATTAAAGGTTTAGTTTGTTTTTCAACATAATCATCTATCCATTTTTGATAAGCTTTTTCATCCCAAACAAAATTTTTAATATTTCGCAATTTTGTATATCCGCCGTATTTTTCTTTTACAAATTCTGCTCTAAGATTATCAAGATCTTCAACTACAATCTCGTCTCCATATTTTTCCTTTAATTTATTACCCAATGTTGTTTTACCCGCACCACTTGGTCCGCTGATATGAATAACTAAATTTGAATTATCATTATTTCCACTCTGTATATTTTTCAATACTATATATTTGCGTTTGTATTTTAAATATTTTTGATAATTATCAGTCATGGATATAATAAATGAATATTTAAATACAACGCATATATTTTTTGAGAGCCTAAATTAAAAAAGATAATATCATTTTAGCATTAGCTACATTTGGGATTCGATTATGCAATAACAAAAACATATTTATATCGATGCGTTAGCACATTAATTGAAGATTATATAATCTTCTTTATATATTGAAGATTATATAATCTTCTTTATATATAGAATATCATGTCCAAAAAATGTTATATCATGAAAACTAAAGAATTAGATAAATTTGATTATGAATATGAACCAAACCATTGCATTATCGAAAATAAATTACCAAGACAAGTTTGTGGATGCATGTCGAATCCTTATTGTCGAAATAAATCGAATAATGTTGATGCGGAAAAAAAGGGGGAATTTAGTTACGGAGATATTTCAAATCCTTATTGTTGGAATAAATCGGAAAATATTAATATAAAAGAATATATTGATCATAAATTTTTTGGGCTCGAACAAAAAATATTGTGTAAAAAACAACAAAATATATTATGCGAAAAACAACAAAAAATATTTTTCAAAAAACAACAAAAAAAATTATGCAAAAAATTTAACCGATGCTGTATCAAAGGCGACAAAGGTGATATGGGCATTAAAGGTAACAAAGGAGATAAAGGTGACAAAGGTGATATGGGCAATACAGGTAACAAAGGTGATAAAGGTAACAAAGGAGATAAAGGTGACAAAGGAGATGGTTCGGCAATCCCTAGTGCTCCGGTAGTATTCAATGGATTAGTCACGGGCACAGTTGAAAATCCGGTAATATTAGGTGGTAGTAGTACTGATCCGCTTCCGTCATTTCCTGGATATTATTTGATTTTTCCTCCAACATCACCATCACCTATGGCTGTTCAAACCGTATATAATGGAGAACCGAATAATCCTGGTAATATTGTTGGTGATACTGTCGATCCAAGTATGATAAATGAGGTTGTATATTTTGCCCAAAATATGATTACATTAACGGCACAAAATCCTTCGGTTATCCTAACAATAACTGCCAAAGTACCAACAACTAATACAAATCTCGTAATAATTTTGGGAGAAGCATTTTTTGGTGATATAGGATTTATAGGTTCGGATGTTTCTGTAACTGTGCCATTACCGGTCAGCTCCACATTTGTAACTACAAATGTGCCTTTAATAATGAATCCCGGTGTTATGAGTGTATTTAACCAAAAAAATGGTCCACTCGGTCTGGGTATTTATTTAGCTGCCCTCGTAACTGCAAATAATCAAATAGAAGTACTTGCATTGAATGTGACCTCATTTTCATTCACTGTTATCTAGAAACAGTAGTATTCAAAGAATATGGTCCTGGATAATCATTTGGTCCATTAATTGATTTCTTTTTTTTTGACCAATTCACATGGTATCCAAAATGATTCTTTTCTTTGTTAGTAATTTTCAAATAAATTTTTTGTAATTGTTTGTTGATCTCAATTTTTTTCAGTTGATATATTTTTTAGTACATTAATTTTTTTGCAAATTAAAAATGAACCATCTCTAATTTTCTCATTTATTGGCGACAAAATATTAAATTTAGATTTTAACAGTGGTAAATTTTCTTTCAAATTTCTACAATGTAAACATAAAATACCATTGTCTGAAATAATATTATACACCGTATCCAAATATGTCTTGATAGGATAATGAAATCCCCATGATATGATCGAAATAATTAAATCGATGTCTGATAAATTTTTTTGTAAATATTCATTTGTTGTATCGATATCATCTTCCACATTGATAAGTTCAATATTATTCTCGTTAATACCATTTAATTGTAAAAATTCTTTGGTATAATCTAAATTATTATAAAATGATCCTTTATCCCTGTGACCATAAAATGTATTTTTTTCTTCCTCTTCGCTAGAAGTTTTATCCAATAAATAAAACTTGATATCTTCCTTATAAAAATCATACAAAGCTAAATCATATATGCCCAATCCACAACCGATATCCAATACTTTTTGTGGTTTTTTTCCTAAATAAAAATTTATCCTTTCTATTTCTTTCTGTTGTTGTTTAATTAATTTTTCCAACATACGTTCCGAAAATGTTTTATGATTTCTTTGTAATTGTATATATTTATTGAAACGATCTTTCCAAACAAAATGCATGTTTATAGTATTTGGAAATATTATTTACCAAATATTTTTTCCTGATAAATATTTCGATGTACATTTTACTCTTATACGAATGTAAAATTTGATGTATGATTCAAGTATCAAAAAATATAAAAAAGAATTTGTATATTACGCAGCATATCTTAATTACAATAACCATAAAATAATTGAAAAATATTTTATCAGGGTAGTAAATCCATATAAAAGTATATAAATTTATTTATTATAATTGCAATAATGAGATCCAAAGAAATTCTCAAATTACTTAAAGTTTCAAGAGTTACTTTATCATCTTACGTTA